TAAAAGAGCTTTTGGTGAATTGGGGCATCCAGATGGTCCAACTGTAAATCTTGAGAGAGTTTCACACATGATTGAAGAACTTGAAGAAGTTGACAATAACTTCATGGGAAGAGCCAAAATCTTGGACACACCATACGGAAAAATAGTCAAAAACCTTATTGATGAGGGTGCCCGATTGGGAGTTTCATCGAGAGGTATGGGTTCTTTGAAGGCTGGTAAGAACGGAATTCAAGAGGTACAAAAAGATTTCTATCTTGCTACTGCTGCCGATATCGTTGCTGACCCCTCTGCACCAGATGCATTTGTTCATGGTATCATGGAAGGTAAAGAATGGATCTGGGATAATGGGATAATAAAAGAAGCAGAAATACAAGAAATTAGAGAAAAAGTAGAAAAAACCTCAAGAAAGGACCGAGAACAGGTACTTGTTAGTGCTTTCGAGGATTTTATTACTAAACTGTAAAGTTTATATTTTTATAAATAATAATAGTAACCAACTTACAATAGATATAGGAGAATTTCAATGTCTGAAGAAATTTTGAACGAACAGTCTGAAGAACTGGAAGAAGAGCAACAAGCTGTGGCAGAATCTTCAGATGAAGAAATCGTAGAAGGTATGCACGATAAGAAAAAGAAACTGAAGGCTGCTTATATGAAATCTTCTGCCCACAAAGAGGGTGCTCATGAAGATGAGGAAGAAGAGGAAATGGATGAGGCTGCTCATGACAAAGATGAGGAAGAAGAGGAAATGGATGAGGCTGCTCATGACAAAGATGAGGACGAAGAGGAAATGGATGAGGGTTATTCCATTCCTAAGACAAAAGCCGGAATGATTAAAGCTCTTTATGATCAGTTAAATGGTATGAAGAAAGCAGAACTCTCAGATTCATTCGGTAAAATCATGGGTGCCACTTTAAAAGAAGCGGAACATGAAGATGAGGATGATGACGAAAAGAAGATGATGAAGGCTGGATACCATAAAAAGATGGAAAACAAAAAACTCAAGAAAGAAGATCTGGAAATAGATGTCAAAGATGACATGGATGCCTTAGTCGGTGGAGAAGATCTTTCCGAAGAGTTTAAAACTAAAGCTGCTACTATCTTTGAAACCGCTGTATCTGCAAAAGTAATCTCAGAGGTAAACCAAAGAATTGAAGAATTAGAAGAACAGTATGTTCAAGAAATTACCGAAGCAAAAGAAGAGCACAAATCTACAATGACAGAAAAGGTTGATGGATACCTCAACTATGTTGTAGAAGAGTGGATGACAGAAAACGAGTTGGCTGTTGAAAAAGGTATTCGATCAGAATTGGTTGAAGACTTCATGACAGGACTCAAAACTCTTTTCACTGAGCATTACATTGACATTCCAGAAGAAAAAGTTGACTTAGTTGACGATCTTTTCGGAAAAGTTGAAGACCTCGAGCAAAAACTTGATGAGTCAATCAACAATAATGTTGAGATGAAAAAAGAACTTGCAGAATTCAAAAAAGAAGATACTTTGAGAGAAGTTTCTAAAGACCTTGCTGATACTGAGAAGGAAAAACTTGGTAAATTAGCTGAGGGTATTGATTTTGAAGATGAGCAACAATATACAGAAAAATTAGAAGTGATTAAGGAAAACTATTTTCCTACTTCTACACAGAAAACGGAAACTATTACAGAAGAATTGGAGAACACTGAAGAGGAAGAAACATCTTCCGAGGTATCAGCCGATCCAGTTATGAGTCGTTACGTTTCTGCTTTAACTCGCAATAACAAATAACATTTTTAGGAGACAAAAAAATGTATCTAGCTGAAGGACTACAACAAAAGTGGGGCCCAGTCTTAGACCATGAAGATATGCCTAAGATTAAAGACCCATATAGAAAAGCGGTAACCGCCGTTCTTCTGGAAAACCAAGAAAGGGCCATGGCAGAACAAGCGCAAGCTGAAGGGCGTGGACCTCTTTCTGAGGCCTTGGTAAACTTGGCACCTACTGCCAGTTCATCTGGTCAAGTACAATATCAAGATCCTGTCTTGATCTCCATGATTCGTCGTGCAATGCCTAATCTCATTGCTTATGATGTTTGTGGTGTTCAACCAATGACAGGTCCAACAGGACTCATCTTTGCAATGCGTCCTAAGTTTGACTCACAACAAGGTAACGAGGCGTTCTACAACGAACCAGATACCACACACTCTGCAGATGCAGGTGGTGATATGGCATCATCTGGTGCAGGTGCAACAGCAGCTGCTGAGGGTGGAACATATACTGCACTTACTGGTGTTGGTGTTTCAACAGCAACCGCTGAGAAATTCGGTATCACAGGTTCAGATGGTACAGCTAACGAAGACTTCCAGCAAATGGCATTCTCCATTGATCGTGTAACAGTCACTGCTAAGACACGTGCTCTTAAAGGTGAGTATTCAATGGAACTTGCTCAGGATCTTAAGGCTGTTCATGGTCTGGATGCTGAAACAGAATTGGCTAATATCCTCTCACAAGAGATCTTGGCTGAGATTAACCGAGAGGTTATCCGAACAATTTACTTTGCTGCTGAGCATGGTGCTCAACACAATACAGCAACTGCCGGTGTTTTTGACCTTGACGTTGATGCCAATGGTCGTTGGTCCGTTGAGAAGTTCAAGGGTCTGATGTTCCAAGTTGAGCGTGACGCCAACGCTATCGCTAAGACAACTCGACGCGGTAAAGGTAATCTCATCATCACATCTTCAGACGTTGCTTCTGCTCTTGCTATGGGTGGAATGATGGACGGCGGTGGAATTGATGACACAGGTAACACATTCGTAGGTACATTGAATGGTCGTTACAGAGTTTATGTTGATCCATATTTCAGTGCATCAGCAACAAACTTCTTCTGTGTAGGTTACAAAGGTGCATCTGCTTACGATGCAGGTATCTTCTACTGCCCATACGTTCCATTACAAATGGTACGTGCGGTTGGTGAGAATTCCTTCCAGCCAAAAGTCGGTTTCAAGACACGTTACGGAATCGTATCCAATCCATTTGGACACAGCGATGGTGACGGAGTTATCGACGCAAATGGTAACTACTACTACAGACTTGTCAGAGTTGACAATCTGATGTAAGGGAAAACACTTCTTGTGTTTTCATCAGAGGGGAAGAGTGAAATTTCATTCTTCCCCTTTTTTATTTGTCCTTACTAAATATACTAGAAAGGATAATTCATGTCTGCATTACAAAATCTTCCATCCAATATCAATTATCTGAGTCCTGTAGGATTTAGATTTACACTTGCCAATTTTCCAGATGTAAATTATTTCTGTCAAGCCGCTAATATTCCTGGCTTGTCGATAGGTGGAATTGATGTAGGAACTCCTTTGAGGAATATTCAAATTGCAGGAGATGAAGTAGCTTTTGAAGAATTGACTATTCAATTTGTGGTCGATGAGAACATGAAAAATTGGATATCAATATATGATTGGATAATTAGTATTGGCACACCAACTCAGGAGTCAATAAGAAAATATGTAAAACTTGATGCACAGGATGAAAAAACTCAAGATGCAACACTAACAGTATTGACTAGTAACATGAATCCTCAAATGCATTTTAGATTTCAGGACTGTTTTCCTCTCAATCTTTCTAGTATAGAATTTGATAGTAAAGCATCAGATGTTGATTATGTTACTGCAACTGTCTCTTTTCGTTATGATGTATATACGATTGATAATCTACTCAATAACGAAAGATCTTATGGAGGGGCACCTGTAGCTGATGGTAGATAATTATAGGAGGTGATTTGAAACTTGAAGAGATTCAAGAACTTTGGAATAGAGATCGTGAAATAGATTATACAGAGCTGGGTACTGAATCCATACGCATTCCTTTAATTCACGACAAATATTTAAAAATTTTTACTCAAGAGAAGATTCGATTGAAGAGCGTCGAATTTGAGATGTTGAAACTCGTTCGTGCAAAGACAGAATACTATTCAGGTAAAATGTCTAAAGAAGAACTGGACGAGAGAGGGTGGGAACCTTACTTGGAGAGACTTCTCAAAAACGAGGTGAACAGCTATGTGGAGTCTGATGACGATATAATTAGAATGAAACAACAAGTAGTTCTGATAGAAGAGAAGATTCATTATCTAGATGCTGTGATAAGAATGATCAACAATCGAGGATTTCAGATCAAGAATGCTTTAGATTGGTTGAAATTTTCACATGGAAATAATTAATATATCAAAAAAAGATGAAGTATACATCAAAATAGATTCTGAGGCATCGACTGCACAGGAAATATGTGATCATTTTACGTTCATGGTTCCTGGCTACACCTACATGCCAGCATACAGAAACAGAGTTTGGGATGGTAAGATTAGACTATTCAATGTACACAACCGATTACTGTATGGTGGGCTCCTAGAACACCTCTGCAAATTTTTATACACAAGAAATTTTAAAGTAAAGTTTGAGTCAGATTTTAAACACGAAAATGTAGAACTGACTGAAGAATATATAAAGTCTTTGAGGTTACCAGTACAACCAAGAGATTACCAACTTTTAGCAATAAACCAC